CTACGGTGTCGCCATTTATCAGTCGGGACGTTTGGAAGTCGTGCGGCGGCAAGGTGTTGGATTTTGGTGATGCGCCAGTGTGGGCTGGATTTGATTTATCGGCTCGCACGGACTTGACTGCGCTTTTAATTATTGGGAAGGTAAACGGCTTGTGGCATGTGCAGCCATATTTCTGGACACCTGAGAAAGGGCTAGTTGAGCGCTCCAAGAGGGATCGACAGCCGTATGATGTTTGGGTTAAGCAAGGTTACATGCAAACAACACCTGGCCGCACGGTCGATTATGAGTTTGTGGCGCAAGATGTAGCGACTATATTTGAGTCGTTAAACGTGGAAAGTATTGCTTATGACAGATGGCGTATTGATATTTTTCGCAAAGAGCTAACCAATATCGGTGTAGAATTGCCCTTATGTGAGTACGGTCAGGGGTTCAAGGACATGTCTGGCGCAATTGATTCATTGGAGTCTGAGCTACTGAATGCGCGAATTGCTCACGGCAATCATCCGGTTTTGACCATGTGCGCGGCTAACGCAGTGGTAACCAAAGATGCGGCGGGCAATAGGAAGCTAGACAAATCAAAGGCTACTGGGCGCATAGACGGAATGGTTGCTTTGGCAATGGCGTTTGGTGCGAGAGATAAAGAGACCGTCGAAGATGAAGATAATGTAGATGATTTTTTGGCCGATCCGGTCGGGGGTTGATAAGTGGACTTCTCTTTTATTCCAAGAATATTTGGCGGCGGAATTAAACGCCAGCCGGGTATACAGACCGGCCAGCCTCTTGTCACCTTTAAGGGTAAGCGTCAAAAGGTTGTTGAAGATACCGCCATGCAGATCAGTGCGGTGTGGGCTGCTGTTAACCTTAAGGCAACCACGCTTGCCTCAATGGACTTAAAGTTCTATCGAATGACCAATAACGGTCGCGAAGAAATATATGACCATCCGCTTGCAAAATTGTTTAGCTATAAGCCAAACCAATACCAAACCAAAACAGAATTTTTTGAAACCCTTGGTCTTAATCTTTACCTTACCGGCAACTCTTATTGCATTATCCAGCGAGACATTACAAATAAGATTGTGGGTTTGCTTCCGATAATGTCGAGCCAGGTTGAGCCTGAGCTTTTGGTTGATGGCTCAATTGTTTACAAGTACAACAACGGGCGAGACGTTACCGTATACAGCCGAGAAAGCATCTGGCACGTGATGCTGATGAGCAACGGCGTTAAGGGGCTGTCACCGCTTGAGTATGCGGCAAACGCCATCGGCATGGCCATAAGCGGCGAAGAATGGACAAGCAATGTTATAGGCAATGGTGGTAAACCCACAGGTGTGCTGACATACGATAAGGTGTTGACCGCTGAGCAACGTGAAATCTTAAAAAACAAATTTAAGAATTTACGCGAAGGACCGACAGATGCCTTGATGGTTTTAGAGGCTGGCATGGAATATCAGCAGATCAGTTTGTCGCCACAGGACGTTCAGTTACTAGAGGCCCGCAGGTTTCAGATAAACGACATAGCCAGATTTTTTAATGTCCCTAGCGTTATGATTAATGACACAAGCGGTTCGACTGTTTGGGGTTCGGGCATTGAGCAGATCATTACCGGCTGGTATAAGCTGGGTCTGCGTCCTGAGCTTGAGAGAGTTGAAAGCAGCATTAAGTGCCATTTAATGTCTAGGACAGAGACGGATCAAATAAGTGTGGCTTTTGACTTTGAGGAGCTGTTGCGGACAGACTTTAAGAGCAGAGTCGAGACAGGCACAAGCGCAGTAAACGCTGGCCTTATGACGCGCAACGAATGGCGCAAACGTGAGTGGTTGCCAGAAGTTGAGGGTGCGGATAAACTAACGGCACAGGTAAACTTAACAGAATTGGACGCATTGCCAGGAGTATCCGATAATGCAAATTGAAAAAAAACTACTAGATGCGGCAAGCATTGAGCTAAAGTTTGATGCGGACAAGGGCACCTTTGAGGGCTATGCGTCGGTGTTTGATGGTGTGGATTCTTATGGCGACACGATTATTTCCGGCGCTTACGCAAAAACGTTAAAAAAACGCGATCGAACCGTAAAAATGCGTTGGAATCATTATGGTCCTGTCATCGGCAAGTGGACTGAAATGCGAGAGGACGAGCGCGGGCTTTACGTCAAAGGCGAATTAACACCTGGCCATAGCGTGGCTGGGGATGTGTTGGCCAGTCTTAAGCACGGCGCGATAGATGGGCTTAGCATCGGGTTTTACCCTGTTAAATACAAAGAGGATGAAGAGGGAAAGCGAACTCTTCAGGAAATTGAATTGGTTGAGATTAGTGTTGTTGAAGAGCCAGCGGATTTATCGGCTAGAATAACAGCAGTGAAATCAGAGATAGAACAAGTGCAGACATTAAAAGAAATTGAACAAATCTTGCGTGATGCAGGGTTTACTAAGTCTAGTGCGGTTGCGCTCATTAGCCGCATTAAGTCTTTGTCTTTGGGTGATCCTGAGCCTAAAAACAGTTTGGCAGAAATTGCCAAAAAAATTGAGCAAGCCGATATTACAATTTTGAAAAGGAATTAACCATGAGTGAAGACATCAAAATGGTTGAGACCGCTTTGGAAGGCTTGCAGGCTAAGCTAGATAAAGCACTCTCAGATCACACCTTAGAGATCGAAAAGCACGGCAAAGTTAGCACAGAGCTAACAGGCAAGGTTGACTCTTTGTCACAAAAGCACGCTGAAGCTGAGGCCAAGTTGGATGACTTGATCCAAAAAGCAGCAGGCGGTTTTCAAAAGTCTATGGACAAAAACGAAACCCTTGGTAGTATTTTCGTTAAATCCGACGGTTTCCAGAACTTTAAGACTGGTTCGACCGATAAGGTTCGTGTTGAAATGAAAAACACGATCATCGGCTCAAGCGGCTCACCTGCTGATCCCAGCGATGTGATCGTTAACCCCGATCGTCGTCTAGGGATTGTCCCAGGCGCGTTTCGTCAGCTCGGCGTGTTGGACGTTATCCCACTAGGTTCTACCGGCTCAAACCAAGTGTATTACACCCAAGAGGATTCTTACACTAACAGTGCCGCTGAAACCACCGAGGGAGCAGCCAAGCCAGAAAGCGATCTGAGCTTTAAGCTGATTGAAGAGCCAGTGCGTACAGTTGCACATTACCTGAAGCTGTCTAATCAGGTATTGAGCGATGCACCTGCACTTGAGGGCTATGTTAACCGTCGCTTGACGCACGGCCTTCGCAACCGCTTGGAGTTCCAAGCCTTGCGCGGCAATGGTGCAAGCCCCAACGTGGCTGGTCTTTCTGCCTCTGGTCGTCACACGGCATTTAGCCCAGTGACAGGTGACAGCGCTTTGGATAGCCTGAACCGCGCCAAGTATGCAGTGACTGGTGCTGACTTCATGGCTACGCACATCTTTATCAACCCAGCCGACTGGGGCGCAATTGAGCGTAGCAAGGTCAGTGGTGGTGGTTATGTTCTAGGCGATGGTGGTGCTATTACCTACATCAACAACGGCTTGAACCCATTGGTTTGGGGTTTGACTGTTGTGCCTAGCAACAACGTGGAAGCCGGTAAGTTCTACGTCTTGGATGTCAATGCAATTGAGTTGATGGTTCGACAAGACGTAACGGTTGAGATGGGTTTTGTCGATAAGGACTTTACCAACAACCTCGTGACGCTTCGCGCTGAAATGCGTGCTGCAATGGCTGTGTATCAGCCTACCGCAGTTCGCTACGGTGATTTGGGTCTGTAACCCAATAAGGGGGGGGCTGCCAAAAGCGGCTCCCCTTTTTTAAGGTTTAATATGGAACAATCTAAAATGATAAAGGTTAGAGCAGCAGCTCACTTTTCATCGTCACAGTTCGGCACGTTTACGCCCGGCGAATTTTTAATGCTGCCCGTAGAGATTGCGAATCGTTACGCTCAGTCTGGTTTGGTTACGATTGAAAATTACGAATCAAAACCACATGCGTACAAAGCGCCAAACCCTCCACTGGCGGCAGTCAGAGAATACCCCAAGACCGTAGCGACAGACCTTGGTGGGGACGAACCGTCTACGTTGTCGCAACCGGCCCAAGCCTCACGCAGCGAGACTGCAAAAGTATTCAGGCGTGTGCGGCGCAGAAAGACAGACGAATCTTAGCCGTGAAAGACTCGTGGCGATTGCTGCCAAAAGCCGATGCTATGTATGCTTGCGACGATCACTGGTGGGATAGATACCACGGCGAGATACAGAGAGACTTCACAGGCGAGCTATGGACTCAATCAGATAGGTGCGCCAAAAAGTACGGGATCAATTTGTGGCAAGGTCAGTCGGCAGCGGGACTTGGTCGAGAAAAAATACACTTTGGCAACAATTCAGGCTATCAAGCTATCAATCTTGCATACTTGCTCGGTGCAAAGTCGATTATCTTGTTAGGTTTTGACATGAAACGACAGGTTGGAAAGACGCATTTTTTTGGCGATCACCCGTATCACAAACAAGGGCAGGGTCCGAATGACTCTGTGATGCAGCGGTGGTGCAAAAACTTTATGGCATTGGCACATGACTTAAGCGCGGAGGGTGTGCAGGTGTATAACGCCACACGCGAGACTGCGCTTAAAGCGTTTGAACTTAAGGACTTGGAGTTATGCTAACCATATTCTGCGGCTTTGATGAGCGCGAAGAAATAGGCACACACATTTTTGTATCGTCTGTGTTACACAGATCGTCCATTCCGGTGGCGTTTGTGCCGCTAAACAACCAGAAAACACAAGTCGGAACTAACCAGTTCACCACAAGTCGCTTTCTTGTGCCGTATTTGATGGGCTACAAAGGCAGGGCTGTATTTGCCGATGCCGCTGACATGATCTGCTTATCGGACGTATTAGACCTAAATGACCTGTTAATGGGAATTCAAGGCGCGGTTGGCTTAGTTAAGCATGACTACAAGACCAGATGCTGATTGATTGCGAGCATCCAGCATGGAAAGCAGTCACGCCAGAGTCAATAAACACTTGGTCAATGCTTGAGCTATTGCAGCTTAAATTTTTAGCCGACGCAGAAATTGAAACAATACCTGATGAGTGGAATCGTTTAGTTGATGAAAGCCAATCCGTCGAGGGCGGCAAAATACTGCACTGGACTGCTGGTATACCCGGATTCAAACATTACGCTGACGCACCTGGCGCAGACTTATGGCGCAAAGAACTGGAAAGAACATGCCACCCGTTACGTATTTAGCACCAGGCGTGCTTACGTCCCAAAAATTTTGCGAAGCGTTTGCGCTTGGGTGTAAAGGTTTGCTGTCTACAAACCCGAAAAAACTACTTGATGGCGATGTGGCTATGTTTGGGCAGCCCATTCTGATGGGTTTGCTTGACCAAGCTATAAAAGACAGGCGCAATTGGTATTACGGGGACAAAGCGTATTTCGGGCGTGAGGTGTATTACAGGGTCACAAAAAACGCTTATATGCACGATGCTGTGGGCGAGCCTGACTTTCATCGGTTAAAGGCGCTAGATTTGACGTTTCACCCGTGGAAAAACGGCTCAGACATACTTATTTGCCCACAAAGCGATGTTTTCTTTCGATTAAAAGGCAAGACGCAAAAGCAATGGATTGATGATTCTGTCCGAAAAATACGTCATTTTTCAGACAGACGAATCCGCTTTCAGTACAAGTCAAGCGTAAAACCCACAGAGAGGGCATTTAGACGCTCTCTGCAAGACGTTTGGGCTGTGGTGGTACATTCCTCTATGGCAGGGGTTCAGGCGGCTGTACACGGCGTTCCTTGCTTTGCTACCGACCCTGATTCGACAGCGGCACGGTTTGGCACGACAGATTTTTCATTGCTTGAGAATCCAGTTAAACCGGACAATCGAGAGCATATGGCGGCAGTATTGGCCGCAAACCAATGGACATTACCGGAAATTAAATCCGGTTTAGCTTGGGAGCACTTGCAATGAAAGTATGGGAAGGGCTTTATATGCCCGAAAGCGAAACGCATCTTATTGACTGGATGAAGGCGGTTAAGAAATATGTCGATGGAAAGCCTACCTATCAATACTCCAAATATGCTGAGTGCTTAAAAGTCACTAAGTCTAGGCGAACTGCAATTGATGTGGGAGGTAACTTGGGTCTTTGGTCGCGGGTTATGTGCTTGGATTTTCAAAACGTAGAGGCATTTGAGCCTGTATCTGAGTATTGCGAATACTTTATGAAAAACGCGCCTAAAGCAAACTTGCACAATGTCGCATTAAGTGACGAGGAAATTGTTTTAACAATGGCTTGTTCGTCAAATGTATCGTGTGGTGACACAGCAATACAAGTAAATAAGCGCAAGGAAAAGGCTTTACAAGAAGTTGGCACAGTCTTACTTGATTCTTACGGATTTACTGATGTTGACTTTATCAAGATCGACTGCGAGGGCTACGAGCTGCATGTGTTGCGTGGTGCTGAGCAAACCATCTTAGACAATAAGCCGGTTATTATCGTCGAGCAAAAGCCAGGCAAGGGCAAAAAGTACGGTTACAAAGACGATGCAGCAGTAAAGTACCTAGAGGGCTTGGGTATGAAGATTCACAAAGTCCTAGCGGGCGATTACATTATGGTGTGGTGATATGGGCTGGGGCGATGAACTAATGGCAGCAGGCGAGGCAATGGCACTCGGTGGCGTGGTGGCTATCAAAGACCGCAACAACAATCACCGCTGGCATCCGGCTTGGGAAAACAATCCAAGCATTGCAAAGCCAGGCGAGAAATATTCACGGTTTATTGTGAACGCACCAAGCTACCGACCATACGCCAAGTCTGTTAGCTCGGGTGCTTGGTCTTGGCGTGCCTATCGCCCAAAGCCAGCCAAATTCTTCTGGTCAGAGGACGAGGAAGCGTTTCGTGGTTTTATTGAAGGAGGCTTTATTGCGGTTGAGCCGTTCCTTAAACAGAAATCCGAAAGCATAAATAGAAGCTGGGGCTGGGATAATTTTGCACGAGTCACTAGCGCAGTAGACGCTGATTGGGTGCAGTTTGGTGAAACCAAGCCAAAAATGTTGCCTAATGCCCGCTGGATTCAAACACCGACAGCCCGACACATGGCGGCGGCATTATCGAAGGCTAAAGCGTTTCTTGCGCCCGAAGGTGGGTTACACCATACAGCGGCGGCATTAAATCTAAAAGGCGTGGTTTTATTTGGCGGTTTTGTAGCGCCACAGGTTACCGGATACACGATGCACAAGAATATATTTACGGGCGGTGGTTTAGGGTGCGGGATGCGGGTAAAATGTCAGCATTGTGTTGACGCTTGGTCAAGGATTGACCCCGAGCGCATCATTAAGATTATGCGGGGCTTTAATGGCTAATGAGATTTTTATAGGGTCGCACCCATGAACTATTTAATTAAAACCGTACAGCCAACCAATGAGCCTGTCTCATTGTCTGAGGCGCAGTTACACTTACGCTTAGACACGGAAGGCTCGCCACCCAGTCACCCTGACGATTCTTTGGTGTTAGCATTAATTACTGCTTCACGCGAAAACGCCGAGCAGTACACCGGCGTGACTATCTCACAAGCCAGTTACCAAGTTAAAAGCGAGGTGACAAATGAGCAAATCAGCCTTCAAACTTATCCGGTTACAAGTGTTGCTAGTGTTACTTACGAGGACAGCGACAGCGTGGTTCAAACGGTTGATCCGGCGGACTACTATGTTGACAACTTCCAAAGACCATCACGGCTTGTCTTTAGGCGTAATGCGCCGGGTTTCGACACAACGGTTGCCTTCACGGCTGGCTACACGGATGGGCAAAGCCCGAATGATTATCCGACACCAGCAAGCGTTAAGGCGGCGATTTTGCTAATGCTTGGGAACTTGTACCAAAATCGAGAGTCAGTTGCGAGCACTCAGTCATATGAGCGTCCTCAGTCTGCAAATTATCTGCTTAACCCGTATCGTATAAATATAGGACTGTGATGGATATAGGCAGACTAGATAAGCGCATTACGCTACAGAGCAGATCAGCTACGCTTGACGACTACGGTCAAGAGTTAAACAGTTGGTCTGATGTGGCTACCGTGTGGGCTAACATCAAACCCGTGTCAGGGCGAGAAAAATTGCGTGCGATGGCAGTCGAGTCGGTGCTGACTCACACGGTGGCTATCCGGTATAACGTGCGGTTCATGCCACCAAAGATTGTAGATGCTTGGCGTATTCGTTATGCCACACCCAGCGGTGTTAGGATATTCAATATCAATGCGGCGCAAGACTTAGATGAGGCTAGAAAGCACATTATTTTTGATTGCACCGAAGGTAGCGAGGTGGGGCAATGAGTGGCGTAACTACGATCAGCGGATTACGGGAACTGGATCAAATGATGAAACAGTTGCCAGCCAGGATTGAAAAAAATGTCTTGCGTGGTGCGCTACGGGCTGGTCAAAATATCTTAGCAAATGCCGCTAAATCTTATTTACGTCAAAATGGCTCGATTGAAAGTGGCGAGCTTGAGCGATCAATTAGGGTTAGATTTAAGCGTAAAAGCGAAAAATTCGGATGGGTTCGCTCTTATGTAATGGCGGGCAACAGAGAAGCGTATTATGCTCACATGATTGAATTTGGGACGGGTGCTTTTTATAGCGGCACGGGAACTAAATCATTAAGAGCGCCATACGAAATAGTGCCTAAAAAAGCAGGGTCGTTGTTTTTTGGTGGATTATTTAGAGAATCTATTATTCATCCGGGTATTAGACCAGCACCATTTATGCGCCCCGCCGTGGATAATTACACTGATGCGGCTTTGGATGCTGTTGTGACTTATATGCAAAAACGCATACCAAAAGAAATGAAAAAGGCAGGCATATGAATGCTGAACTGATTATTGCCAACATGCTTAACAGCCCAGCGGTTACCAACTTGGTTGGCAACCGTCGTGCGCTTGGGCAGTTGCCGCAAAATACGGATATGCCTGCTTTGGTGTATAACATTATTGATGGAGTGCCAGAGCCAAATGTTGCTTATCAGCTTGGTTCTCAAAGAGCATTTTCTAGGATACAAATCAATCCGCTCGCGTTGACTATTCCTGATGTAAAATCAATCCATGCGGCGGTGCGTAGTGTTTTAGATTTTGCCCACCAACAAACCGTGGCGGGGAAATTGGTAATTAGTTGCCGATTCGATACAATACGGGAAATGACACGGGATATTGACTCTGGGATTTGGACACAACCGGCGGATTATATCCTTCGATATTACGAGTAATTTATCTGCTACGGCAGTTTTTTGGAGGTCATTATGACTGTTTTTACTTCAGCGGGTACTACCCTAGCAATTTCGGCTGGCGCACCGGCAACCTTTGATTCATCTGGTTACGATGCTTTGTTTGCAACCTCTCCTGGACCAGCAGTGGTTGGCGAGATTACTGACCTCGGCGAATTTGGTCGCGAGTTTGCGCTTGTTACGCACATGCCAGTTGGCACGCGTGGCACTCAAAAATTCAAAGGCTCATTCAACGAAGGCACGATGGCATTGTCATTGGGCTTGGACACGGACGACGCTGGTCAAATCCTGATGAAATCCGCATCTTTGTCGGACGACAACTATTCATTCCTTGTTACAACCCAGAATGGCGACAAGTACTATTTCCAAGCCAAGGTTATGTCTTGGAAAGTTAACGTCGCAGGCGTGGATTCAATCACAACTGCCACAGCAACCCTTGAGCTTACGACCAGCTCCGGCGGTGTTGGAATTGTTGAAGACTTAGCAGCCTAATGGGCCGCCAAAAAGTTCCGACTGACAGCGGTCATCTTCCGTCGCTGGAGGATGCCGTTGTCGGTTCGGATAGTTATTTACCATCATCCAGCGAAAAGGAAGTGAAAATGTTTGACATTTCAAAACTGGCAGTTTCTGCTACGTCCGTTATTGAACTCGAAGACCCAAACGGCGAGGCTCTTGTTAACGACAAAGGCGAAGCTCTTAGCGTGACCGTTTACGGTCCAGGCTCTAAGCAGTATCAAAAAGCGTCGGGCATTCGTAATCGTGCGGTTTTGGATTATGTTCGCAAAGGCGGCAAGAAAATGAAGGACGACGAGCAGCGCGAAATGGATGCGGAGTTTTTGGCATCATGCACTGTTTCGTTTAACAACTTTTCTTACAAAGAGTTTACGGGTGCCGAGATGTTTAAGCACGCCTATCTTGATTCGTCTATTGGTTTTATAGCCGAGCAAGTTCAAAAGGCAATTGGCGACTGGTCAAATTTTACGAAAGGGTCACCGACGACCTGATACTTTACGCCCAACAATTGGGGTGGTTTCATGCCATCCCAAAATCTGAAAAGCCCTCAAAAGATAAAAAAATAAATAGGGCTGAGCAGATCAGCAGCAATGGTGGCACACCACTAATGCCTGAGATTGATGCCGAATATCTTGTTTCATATTGGAGAGATTTGGGTTTTGTTTCAAGCGGCATTAGTGGGGCTGCGCCATTATCTGCGACTGAAATATATGCGTGGTGCTCTCTTTCTGCGTTAGAATTAGAGCCATGGGAATTTAATGCAATACGTCAAATGTCGCAAAGCTACGCATCATATTTGCACAAAGGCGAAAACCCAGATGAACCGCCCCCATACGGTAACCTAGCGCAACAGTTTGACCGGGATGTGGTGGGCAAGAAAGTAACAAACGCATTTAAGTCATTCATCATGGCGGGTCGCAAACAATGAAACCAGTAGCCAACCTAGTAATCGAAATGGCAGCAAATGTTGCCAGGCTTGAAAAGGACATGTCTCGCGCTCGCAATAGCGTCGATGGTGCTATGCGTAGGATTCAACAAAGCGTTCGATTAGCAATGCGGGCATTGGGCGCGCTAGGTCTTGGTATTGGTACGGCGCAGTTGGCTGGGTTCGTCAAGCAGGCGATTGCCACTGGCGACCAGATGCAAAAAATGTC